ATAATTGTTGTTGGCAGCACAGTAGTTGTTGCTACCTTAATCGATGAGTTGGATGGTACTGCGCCGCTAGCTACAGCACACGTCATAATTCCATCTGTGCCAATCTTCTGTGTTACATAGCCAGCACCCAATGTTGCACAATCGAATGCGCGCACGACACCACCTGCGCTAGCTGTAGGAAGTGGTAAGAAGGCTGGGGGGACTGTACCACTATTAATCTCACTGCCATTGATACTCTTGTTGGTAAGCGTCTGTGTATCGCTGATGCCGACAATAGAGCTGCTAGGAGGGACGAAACTGGTTGTCCAAGCTGTGCATGGGGTGCCTGTGCAGACAGGGATACCTGCCTGAGCAGGAAACACCATCGGAGAGGTGCTGGGGCAGAAAGCGGCTGATCCCGGCCACGCCCCTGCTGCTTTAGGCCCCCACAAGCAGCCGGTGGACGTGTCTGTATAGAAGTCGCCATTAAGTGCTGCGTCAGGGGTGGTGGGCACACCAACGCCGCTACGCGTGTTGCCATCAACAATTGCGGGGTTAGCGCCTAAAATCATCTGCCCACCGCTGCCGATGATGAGTTGAGCAGGGACGTAAGCGCCAGTTAACAGCAGCACCACAACTATGTATGTCAGCCTTTTCACAACTTTAGTAACCCCCTAGTATCTGTAAGCCCCAGCATCGTTTGTGGTTGGCAACCGTGGGTTGCCATCGAAGTCTGTTAGCGGTGCGCCAACTGTTGTCCCAGCACCAATTGCCGGGCTAGTTGAGCTGAGATGATAGTTGCCGGTGAAATAGCTCCCTGTCGGGTTGATAAAGCTAGGGTCGCCCACAATGTCGCTCGTGTGCGGCATAGTACCCCAGTTCGTGCCGTTGCCATATGCGGAGTTATTCGTAATCTGATTGCCGGTGCCAAAGCCTGATCCAGAGTAAATACCGTATCCGATGTTCTGATAGCAGATGTTGTTTGAAATCCGGCTGTCGTTGATAGAGTAGCCAGCAGCGCTGTCGGCATTTACCACCATACAATCACCATTGCCAAAAATAGTATTGTTCTCCACCACCACATTCGTCGCCGCATGGTAGAGCTGGATACCACGGCCTGCGGAGTTGTAGACAATGTTGTTGTATGCCTTAGCATAGGGAAGTGATATGTAGATGCCGTGGCTTTGGTTGCAGGTGCCAGGAGCCGGACCTACATCACGTACTAGGTTGCTGGTGTACTCATTGCCAGTAGGCATGGGTACTGCGCTGTAACCGCCCTCAGCTATACCACCACCAGGAATACAGCTCAGTGCTGGGATGTCATGGACGTAGTTGTTCGTAACATGTGTGTACGAGGCGGTTTGGTTCTTAAGCCCATATGCTGCGCTGCCAGTAACGTCGAACCCATCAATATCAACATAGCTGGCTTCGTTCTGCCAGGCCGCGCCGCCGCCAGTTGCGGGCGAAACAACATGCGCGCCCCACTTTGTCGTAGATACAAAACGAATGCGTGCCGCAGCAGTACCGCTACGTTGGCTAAGAATCGTTTCCGAATACGTTCCCGCTGCTACCTGAATAACATCACCAGGTGAGACCACGTTAGCAGCGTGTTGGATGGTGCGCCAAGGTGCTGCTGCAGTGCCAGCATTGCTGTCATTCCCAGTGGTGGCTACGTAGTACGTCGGGCCGGTACTGATTGCTCCTGCACCATTACAGTACGCGCCTGACATGAACTTCATCTGCGCCCAGGGGATGTGACTGAGCAGCGCACCATCGCCAATGCCCAATCCACTCCACGTCACTGTGTTCCCATTGATTGTGTCATTGGCAGCAGTCTCACCCTGGATTTGTGAACCACCACCTGTGTAGTCTTGTACATATGCTCCATAGGTCTGTAGAGCATAGGCTACCGCCTTTTCAAGCTGCGTCCATCCAGCATCGTTTGCCGCGATGTTGTAGCTTGTTGGCAGGAAGAACCGTGTGCCCTGTGGGGCACCTGTGCCAGCTCCGTGGTTGGGAGCGGTGTCCTGATGAGTTGCGGGGCAGGCGTAGTTAGAGGTGTTGGCTAGATTCGTGGCCTGAAACTGTAAGGAGTGACGTACTGCTGTGGCACACGTTGTCTCATTCGTGCATAGTCCTACCTCTTTAGCTCTCAGCAGCCCACCTGCGAAGCTGATGCCTGATGCTGTACTTCCAGTGCATCCGTAATTCGTACCAGTGGCAAACGTACCATCAGCATTCAGCACAGGCTTGTTTGCATACGGAGCACACGTTCCCCAGCCATTGTTCTTTACTGCTTGCGACTGTACACCATCGTTGATGCCGTCAGGTAAGTTCTGAATAATGCTAGGATCGCAGGCCCAGGTTGTACCGTTGAACGTCGTAGCCCAGCAATCTAGCTCCTTACCATACCAGCCGCTTGCGTCGTTCGTCACGTAGATGAACGCCATACTGTGATCCGATCCGCTCGGAATTGAACTCGACCCAGCCGCGTTCGGAATAGGGAACTGTACCGTACCGCCAACATTACAAGAATTTGTGTTGTAATTTGTGCAAGTCACACTTCGTACCGTACTATTAGTTGATGTTGATAACAGCACACCTACACCATAACCGCTAATAGACAAATGTTCGCAAGTATTTCCGCCGCCCGGACAATTTCCTGTGTTTATTAGTGATCCCGACACCCATGCTGCAGAGCTAGCTGCTATGCAGGTTCCGGCGTGTGCGCAGGATGGTACAGGGGTGTTGAGAAAGCTATCAGCCGCGAACCAGCCACCAAGAGACGGTGGGGTGATTGTGAGATTGGCTGTTCTTTGGACACCAAGGTAGGTACCTGTGATACCTGCAGAGATGTTTGTGGTAACTGCACTGGTGGTGGCGACGAAGTTAGCACTAGAGACGCCTGATGGTACAACTATGCTGCCAGGAACCTGGGCGTGCGTATCACTGCTGGATAGTAGCACGTTGGCTCCACCTGACGGGGCGGCGTTGGTAAGTGAGACTGTGCCTGTTGAGTTGTTGCCTCCAACTACGGTTGTTGGATTGACAGTGACAGCTTGGAGGGCTGCAGGGCTGGTGTTGGGTACTGTGAAAGCGATAAATGATGTGCTGGCTTGTGCGCCTGTACCCCAACCTGGGGTAGCGGTAACAGCAGTTTGTACAGTGTTGACAATACTGTACATCACTGCTTGACGGGTATTGGTAGAGCTGCCGGTGACTGCAAAGCCATAACCAGCGGGAGGAGCGAAGCTATTATTAGTGCCAGTCTGGTCAGATCCAACATCTGTACCTACTAGTAAGATGTCTGGCGCATGGACAGTAGTCATAGGGCTAGTTACAAGAGAGGTGACAGTGTTGCCTGTGGAGTTGAGTACTGGCCCGGCGTCTTTCGGGTCAATCGCTGTAGCTGCTCCGCTTATCTCGTATACGATGATGCCAGGACGTGTTACCCCTCCACTGGTGGTGAAGGTAGCTGTTACTGATGTGACAGCGCTGCTGTTTGTTTTGTAGAAGAAGCAGCTACGGTTGGTGGTGTTGAAAGTGTTGTAGCTGGTAGTTGTCCAAGCCTGTGCGAGGTTGTCGCTAACGCTGAAGTTGTCGGCGTTGTTGCTGCCCTCACGTACGAAGGCTACAAGCAGGTGGCCTGGGGTAGAGCTGATGGAGACGGTGATTGTTGTCTGGCTGGTACCACTGCTGAAATTAGATCGGGACTGCACAACGTTGAGGCCAGCAGGGACGCTAGCTGCTGTGTCATCAGATACCGGAACAGTGAATTGTGCGTTAGCTAGGCAGGATAAGCACAACAGCAGGAACAGTAAGTTAAGTGCGGCGCGTGTAGCTCTGGTCATCATGTTACCTCGCACTTACGTTGAATGTCACTGACGCTGATGGGATGATGCTAGCAGTTGTAGAGTTACACACCTTGTAGTTAAGGGTGTTGGTGGTAGGCCAAGGTACAATCTTGAGGCCACCTGTCGATCCCCAGCCAGTGACACTACTAACATCTGCGTTAGGTGTGAAGTTAAATGTTGAGGTTGTGGCTACACCTGTCATTGTAACTGTTGTGGCACTGGTGCAGGTGTTGCCGCCGATAGCAGATGTGCCGACTGTGGTAGTAGCGTTGGCTATCAGCGTAGCCTGCTTGCTGTTGAGCTGCGTCTGGATGCTACTGGTAGGGTCAACAAAGGCCATCGTAGCTGGGGTAACGCCATCGAGAGTCTTGTTGGTGAGGGTTTGCGTATCAGATGTACCTACAACCGTGCCTGCTGGTAGCACCTTGCCGCTGTCCTGAATCAACTTACCAGTCGCACCGTTGAATGTTGCGACGTTGCCACTTACTGCCGAGGCTGGCCCGCTTACGTCACCACTTCCACCTATTGCGACAGCCGCATCCACATAAGCTGTGGTAGCCAGCTTGGTGCTTCCGTCGCTGGGAGACTGGGTGGTGGCAGCGGTACCATTGGGGACAGTTGGGGTGCCAGTGAGGTTGTCTGAGATGGTCGCGTGGATCGCGCCGCTGCCGGACGGTACGATGCTCGCACCTGTGCCTACGGTCATCGTGGCAGCCGTGTTGGTGCCGCTACTGAGGTTGGCGAATGACGGCGCTGGGCTGGAGCAACCGTTGCAGGTACCTGAGATAGTAAGGTCGGTAACGTTTGCTGTTGGGGCTGTGATGGTACCTGTGAAGATTGGTGAGGCTTTAGGAGCCAGGAGGGCTTCTGCTGCTATGGCACGATTAGTCTCTGAAGTGAGGTTGATCTGCACGCTGGCTGCTGCACCTGTTGCGTCGAAATCGCCTTGGAGCGCAATGGTGCCGTTAGCTGCTTGGAGCTGCTGAGTGTAGGTTGTGCCTAGTGTGCCAGGAGGCACGATGGTAACGTAATTAGTAGGGTTGCTGGTGCCGATGGTAACTGGTGACGGTGTGGAGACTGCTGAGCCTGTGTCGGTGATGGAGCTGCTTATCAGCGCATGGCTGCTGTCAGCCTTGGCGATTATGTTCTCGTTTACGTTTGAAGCGCTGCCGGAGCAGCCGGTAGTTGTGAACTTGCCGCCGTTGCCGTTGGGGCAGATAGGGAGGGAGCTAGGGGTGGTAGCAACCTCACTTGAGTATAGCTCTGTGGAGTTGACTGTCGAGGGGGCTACGTTGCCTAAGGGGCCAGGGGAGCTAAACGGCACGAACTCCTTGGGAAGCTGATTGCTGGCGTTATAGGTAGCTCCCCAAGCGTTGCCATTAGACACAGCCGCGATGCCAGTACCTGTAGGGAAGCCACCACCGCCGCCGCCCCCAGGGTTAGGTAGTGGGGGAGCTGCTGCACTCAGAGCTGTGCCTACGTCTTGCGAGCTGCCTGTGATGGTCAGGCGCGTGGTGAAGCAAATGTTACCAGCAGAGTTGCATAAGGTAAACTGCCACTGCGACGGAGTGGGAGTAATCTGGTTGTTATCTGCGAGGCGTGCAGCGAAGTGACCAAAGCTATCGCAGCCGCTGATCGGTATCTCTGTTTGGAACACGGAGCCGTGGAGCAAGGGTTGCTGCGGGAGGGTGCTCAGGTTGATAAAGCTGATGCTCCCTTTGCAGTTTTGGTAAGCTGTGCCGTTCACGTCATGAATGGTGCCACTGACATTGGTGTACTGAGCTGCTGCGCTGCTTACCAGTGTGGTGATGAAGATTGCTAGAACTAGCAGTCTGTGACGCATTACCCCCTCCTGCCGTGCCGCTTCTTGCGACGATATTCCCCATGTGGCCCTAAGCGGCCCTCACGCTTCATGTTGAGAGCCATCGCAACAGCTTGCTTCTCAGGGACGTTCTCATGACGCAGCACTCTGATCTTGTTGCCTATGGCGTTGTTGGCAGCGTGGGCGCTGTGGCCTCTGCCGCGCTTACGTTTGATACCCTTCATGGCTTGCCTCCAAGTAGCGTAGGGAGGTGCGAAGCGAGAGGCTTCATGTCCTCGGGGTGCTCAGCAAGATACCAAGCCCGACCGATTTGTGCAAAGTAGCGTGCAGTGCGGTCGGTTACGATATGGCTAGCTGCCAGCATTGGCCCCTTGGCACGAGAGTTGGAGTCGATCAGTCCGTTGAGCCCCGTCATGTAGAGCTTAGAGAGTTGTGGATTAGCGAGGATGTGGCTCATTATCTGTGATGGGATGCCACGGAGGTAGCCAACATAGGTGGCGAGCTGAGGAGCTTGGATGGTGCTGAGGTAGTCAAGGCGATCGGCTACAGAGCGGACGCGGCTCAGCAGCGCTTTGCCTTCAGCATCGCCACCGAAGAGGGTGGTGAGGCCAGTGTCGCCCATGTCGTTAAGGTGCTGGCTAAGTTTGAACACACCTCCGTCTGACAGCTTGGTGCGGATGAGCGCAATGCGGAAGTTGTGTAGCGCCTGCTGGCCTTGGGTGACTGCTGCGGCACTGTCTGGGCCGGGGAAGCGGCGAGCGTACTCTTCAGGGATGCCGACCAGGGCACGTACAAGCTGCTTTGCAGGTGTCTCAGCGTTCTTGCCAAAGTTCTTGGCGACCTGTTCAGGATCACGTTGGGCGATGTACTTGAGCAGGCGACTGTGGAGGAGGTTGGCGTCTTCTGCATAGTTGTTGCGGAACTCCTGCCAGATGGTGTTGGCGGCAGGGTCGATAGCTGCTGCGGTGTCCATCGCTTGTGTCAACTCGCCATAGATCTTACGGTAGATTGCAGGCGGCTTGATGCCTTGCTGGAGGTATGGCTCGGTTGTGGCCTTCCACCAGCGCTTGCGCAGCTCAAAGAGCTGCATGAAGTCAGCTTTCTCTGGAAGCTTGCTTATGTCACGTAGGAGGCTTATGGACTCGGTGGCAGGGAGTGCAGTGTTGAGGATTGGTGGATTGACACCACCCTGAAGCGCTGCCGCGACAAGCTGCGGGTCTACAGTTTGCGACACTTGCATAAGTTCGTGTCTGAGCTGCTGAGCAGTGAGCTGAAGCGGAAGCGTGTTAACCTCGATGCCTTGAGTTGCCATCTTGAGGTCGCCAACCATGTCGGCTGCGATCTTCTGGAAGGCTGGCTTGGTTACATCAAGCAGCGTATCCTTCACGCTTTGCCCAAAGGGCGCAAGTGGGCCACCGCCCTGCGCGATGTCGATGATGTCTTGGCCTGCACGTGTGGTGATCTCTTCCTTGAGAGCCCGCCCGCTTACGCCACGGAAGTTGAGGTAGCGCTTAGACCAATCGGAAGCGACTTGGCCGAACCTTGCTGGAACGAGCGGCTCATCAGGTAAGCGGCCACCGGGGAGCGTCCCTAAGCGGCCTGTGAAGAGGCGAGTTGCCAGCTTGCTGATGAGAGAGCTGGGAATCTCCATGCCAGGACCAGCGAGGAGAGCAGTGCCTGCTGCGCCTTTCAAGGTTGGGTGCTCAGAGGCTGCTGTATAGCCAAGCGCCCCGCTGCCACCTGTGATTGCGGAACGGGCTGCTAAGCCAAGCTCTGGCCCCATGAGGAGGGATGCCAGCATCGCGGCGCCTACACCTGCTGCCGGGCCTGGGTGCTGGATTGGGTCAGAGCCAGTAACCGCCTTGCCAACGCTGCCCACCAAGCCAGTAGGAACAGCAGCCATTCGGCTGACCTGCCCAGCCAGCTTGTCAGTAGGGTGCAGGACACTTTGAGGCAGCGGTGGTGGGGGCAGCTCCTGGCGCGGGGCATAGCCCTTGGACTTGGCCGTAGCGAGTTCCTCAGGCGTGTTGCGGATAGTGGCGTTGGTGCCCTTGGCTTCGTTGAATACCTCGATAGTGGGTGTGTCAGCCATATAGGTTACGGTAGATCGGCAGCGTTCTGAAGCGGTGCCTTAGGCGCTGTGGGGGCAGCACTTAGCTGCAGCATCTTCTCAGCTTGGTGGATGTCGCGGTCGATAAGCGCGATCTTGTACTTAGCGTCCTTGGAGCTAGTAACCATCACAGGGTCGCTTAGCTCACGTACATAGCGCTGCATCAGCGCTTCGGTGGAGCGAGGAGTGCCCTCGATGGTACGCAGCACCTGCACAGCAGTTGCGGTGTTCTGCATCTGGTAGAGATAGTTGCGCTCAGGTTCGCTGAGCTGGCTGAAGACTGCAGCGTTGGCTGGGTCGGAGATGAACTCAGGAACCAGCTTGCTGAGGATACTCTGGTCACGCTCGACGCCTAGCTTGTGAAACACGGCTGACAGCTTAGCGCGGCTGGCGGGGTTGTCGAGAACGTTAAAGGTGCTGTCGAGCCCAGCGACATGCTGGCCGTCTATGCTTTCGCCGCCATGAAGAGAGGTTTTGAGCACAGCAAGCCCAGCGAGCACGTTACCGACTTGGCCAGAGCTTCGCGCATTCGGGTGCTCAGTTTGATACTTCAGGCGGTACTTGAGACGCGCCATCTGCCCTGCTTCACGGAGGCGGGTGGAGTAAGTCTGGCCTGCGAGGCGCATCTGTTGCAGCTTCTCCTGCTCAGCCCCTCGCATCTTGAGTAGCTTTTCTTGCTCAGCAAAGCCTGCCTGCTGTGCTTCCTTACGTGCCGGGATAGCTACCTTGGTGTCGTGCTCAGCGCCGGGGGTGGTGATGTTGGGAGTGGTGGAGAGCACCTGACCTGTAAGGGCGTTGATGCGTTGCTTGGATGCGCCTGTGGCAGAGTCAGGAGATTGTACAACGTCAGAGCCAAGAATCTGCTTGTTGCTTTCAAGGACAGCAAGAAGCGTGCGGGCCTTGTCTTGCTGCTCAGGGGGGATTGCTTCCCAGTCATCAACACCAAAGATGGTTGCAACGGCTAGCTTGTTTTGCGTGAGTTTGTCAGGCTTGTTGCCGGTTGCTGCCAGCCGCTGCTCCGCAATCCGCTCTAATGCTTTGTAGTGCTCACTGTGAAGCTGCTGCTGACGCTGTTGGAAGGCGAGGTTAGCCTTAGCAATGCCCTCCTGGGTGCGGTCGCGCTTAGCTTGCGAGATGTTTGTGGCTTCAGTACCAAGCCCCTGCGCGAAACCGCCAAAGCCGCCCATAGGTTAACCCCCCCAGCCGCTGTCGGTGTCAGTGTCGAAAGTGAGGCTTGGGGCACCTGTTGCTGGCGTTGACGCCTGTGGCATGAACGTCTTCCAGAAGCCACTGGTGTCAGCAGGCTTAGGGACTGCACCTGCTGCTGCCGTGCCTGCTGTGCTGCCCATGCCGAGCAGGTTGAGCAGCGAGTTCATCGCCTCTTCCTGTTGGCGCTGTTCGTAGGGTGCGAGGGTTTGCGACATGATTGCACCAGCCTGTGCGGGGCTGCTGCCCAGCCCGCGTGACTGGAGCTGAGACTGTACGCCACTGCCTACGTTGCTGAGAAGTGACTGGCTCAGCGGCTGTTGCAGCGCTCGGGCACGTGCAGCAAGCATCGCTGGGTTGCGTGCGAGTTCCATCACCAGCTTCTGTTGCTTCTGTAGGTCACTGCTGACTTGGTTAGCGCGGATGGCACTGATGATGTTGCCGATGATGCCCATGCCGCCTACACCAAGCTGTCCGAGAGTGCCGATACCTGCCATCGGGCTGCCAGCATTCGGCCCATTCTCAGGAAACGTCTTGGTGATCGTTGTGAGGAAGTCGCTCACGACATGCCTCCACTCAGGCTGCCAGCCTCGCCGCCCCCTTGCTGCTGCTCTAGCAAAGCTGCAAAGGCTGGAACTGCGGCTGTGGGGAAGCCTACACCTGCGCTGCCACCGCCACCAGCGACTGAGGCTGCTGCTGCCGGATCGGTGCCACCACCAGGAGAGCTGCCGGTTTGGTTAAGCCCCAGCCAGCTATTGACAGCTTGCTGGATGGTGTTGGGGGTTGAGCCAGGGCCAGCACCGATGCCGGCAAGAAACTCAGGGAGCACAGTGCCGCTGGTTGCCGCTTGGCCGCTGGACGCACCTTGCACGCCACCAAGCACAGCAGAGCGCTGCTGGTCTTGCTTCCGCGCGTTGAGCTGCGCGTTGAGAGCCTCCATTTGGGCCTTGCGTTGCGCTGCAGCAGCGTCTCCTTGCATGGTTGTGGTAGCAAGGCCACCTCCAAGCCCAATCAGGGCCGGGAGAAGCGCTAAGAGTGGCGGCATACATCCTCCAAACTACCGGCGTAGACGAAACCTTGGAAGCTGGTAGGTGTTCCTTTGTGATGCAGAGCAAGTCGAGCTAGGCGAAGTTCAGTGCTGCTACCTGCCATGAGCATGACTACCCATACCCTTTGTCCGCGAGCATAGCACTCCTTTGCACCTTGGCGCAAGAGCTTTCGCAGCCAATGGGGAGAGGTGCCTGGGGCTGCCCACAAGCGAAGCAGCATGACAAGGCCGTGGGCAGGGGCGGTCAGCAGCGTGGCCACAACACGGTCATCCTCGTCAACCGCCACCCATGCCCACTCAGGATCGATGCAGGCAGCAAAGCTTGGCCACGCAGCTTCAGGGATGTGCTCACCCTGGTGAGGATGGCGGATTGCAGTGGCAGTGCTAGCAGTAATCACATTAACACCTGTGGAGCTGCGGGTTGTGGCTCAGCATCCCAATCGAAGCTATACAGCTCGCCTGGGCCGGAGCCGCTAAGGTCTGCGTGGATGGTTTTGCAGATGATGTGGAAAGGGAGCCACGCTTCAAAGTCTCCGTTTGCGAGTTGTACCTGCTTCATGGTGAGAGCTTGCACAACCCCGCTGTCAGCAGTGATTGTGGCTTTGATCCCACTTGCCATACCGTTGCCACGAACATAAAGGCCACGTGCATAGACACCCTCCGCGACGCTCTTACTGAACACCTCTGGGGTGCGGACGCTCCATGCTACAGGAGTGAGAGTGCCTACAGCCGGTGTGTCTACCCAGCCTGTGAGACCTGTGTCATCGAACACCTGACGGAAACTGCCATCGGTGGAGCCACCTGTGAGCGTGATGACTGTAAGGCCGCTGCCGGTTTGGCGAATCTCACGGATGCAGCTTATAGGCCAAGGGAGGTCGATAGGAGCTGCCCAGGACTTAAGCACAAGGTCATAGGCGAGAATGCGCGTGAGCCCGCCGTTAGTTCCTGGCATTGGTACAGCCAAGAGGTACATAGGTGGGTCGGTACACTGAGCGCTGAAGGCACGTGAGATAAAGGTTGCATCTACCTGGGTTATGTCGGGTACGTCACCGAAGATGTAGGGGCGAATTTCCTCACCAAAAAGCTGGTCACGCACGCCATTAAACAGCGCCGGGCCGAGATGGGTGAGGCGTGCGATCCCGTAACCTGGAAGGAACTGAATACTGTCAGAGGCGATGCAGCCCATGTCAGTTTGGGCTTGGATAATCTGGAAGTTGTCGCTGCCAAATACACCAATGATTTGGTAGGTGCTATAGTCTTTGAATGCAATAAGCGAGCCGGTAGGAGTGATGCCGCTCTCAGCTATCGTGAAGGTTGCGAGGCCGGTGCCAACTGTCCCGTCGTCTTTGCCGAGGAAGGCGATGTTGATGGGGTTCCAGCTATTAGGATTGTTCAGCTCGCTCATACGAAGCGCTGTGGGGCCATCAGCCCTGTCGGAAGTAGTGAAGGGGGAGGTGTTGAGCACCCAAAGTGAGCCTGCATAGACAACAGCAGAGCGTGCGCCACGGGGAGGTTGGGAGGATTGAGAGGTGAGACCGGTGTTTTGCCACACCACGTTGTTGTCAGCTAAGCGGCTATTGATGGCGCTACTGAAGTGTGGAGGCTGCGGGCCTGCACCTGTGGTGCCACCTTGGACGGCTGTGAAGTTGTAGAACGTTGCTGGGCCTTTGTTTGTCCAGACCGTGCTGCCATCAGTGGTGGTTGCACCTATAGTTGTGCCCCAGTTGGCAGGTTCAGATGTGCCTGTGGGGTCATTGTCACCAGCCCTCTGGACGTTGTTGTTGGGGTCGATGATGTAGCCAAAGTTGTAGCGTGTGCTTGGCTGCCAGTACAGTAGTAGGGTTGCGGCTGTGGTCGCGGCTGGGCCAAGGCACTGCCACACAAGCTGGTTGTCGGTGGTTTGTTGGCCTATTGCTGTGCCCCAGGTGGGCACGGTAGGGCTGGACTTACCAAAGCCTGAGGTGCTGCCGTTAGCAAGTACTACCTGCTGCAAGTTACCGTTACTGTCCTTGATGATGGTGCCAAAGGCGTAGTTATGATTACCTAGCCAGGAGCCGTAAACACCAGTACCATAGAATCCCACCTGGATGACGGTGTTAGGGGTAATGGTAGTGGTAGGAAGCCACTGGGGGTACACAACCTGGAAGATGTTGACTAAGGGCGCTGGCTTGTTCTGTCCTAGATATGTCCAAGTTACGTTGTTGTCTACAGTCGTGTTGCCAGGAGAGACATCCCAGTTTGGCTGCGTGGTGCCTGTCTTGGTGTTACCTGTGATGAAAGTGGCACGGAACACATCGAAGTATGCCCCACGATCTATACCAATGATGGTGTTTAGAGCTGTGAGCGTTGAGGCTGTCCAACTATTTGTAACTACACTGACCCCGCACCAGTAGTTAGGGGTGGTGTTGTTGCCTAAGGTGATGATAACCTGATCGTTGAACTGCATCAGGCGGGGGGTTGTAGGAGGTACTGTAGCGTTGATGAGAAGTGGCCCGATGAGACCTAGGCCAGTGAGAGAGTAGGAGCCAACTGGGACATAGACTAGTGTATAGACACCTGCAGCAGCATCGAACACTGCCGCTATAAGGACGGGGGTGACACCTATTGTCTGTAGCAGCAGCATATCGGCAATGCTGGCATTAGCAGCTAAGGCACCGTTGAGTAGAGAGTAGGTTGAGCTGCCGTATGCAACGCGCAGCCCGCCGCGCTTAGCAAGCGTGAGATTGGAGCCACGCGGCAAGGTGCCCTGAGGCTGCGTGATCGCAGGGGTTGAGGCGTTGAAACCACGGATGAACTTGCGCTGGGGGAGCATTGTCACGGGAGGAGCCACCCCCCTCCAAGTCCAGCACTATACACCTCGTTAACTTGCACCTCACCTACCTGTCGCGGCCCGAGCATTCCGCGATTGGAGGAGGCTAGCGCCCGGCACTCAGCAGTGAAGGCATCGCGGAGCTGCTTGGCATCTGAGAAGCGGCGTTCAGCTTCACGGTAGCGAGACTCCATGTAGAGTTGGATGATGACATCCCAGCCTGGAGGTACGTCTAGCACAGCAGCACTGTCGCCTACACGTGGGAGGGTAGGGTAGCGGTAGCCAGCAAAGCGTGCGTTAAGCTCGCTAACAGTTGTGCCGTTTGGCCAAGCTGCCGCACGCGTGCCGCCTAAGCCACGTAGGCAGAAGGTGAGATTGTTGCCGTCAAGGAGCTGATAGGCGATGATCTCAGGGGAAGCGGCACCATAGGAGCCAATCAGTGCGAGGCCATACTGCAGCAGGAAGCCACTGAGATCAGCGCAGAGCAAGGTAGCGGATGAGGCCGGGATGTCTGTTGTGATTGTTGTGACACCGCCGTTGCGGGACGGAACGGGGTAGTACTCGACTATGCTGTTAGCTGCCTGAGTGTCCACAACCACGATCCCGCTGCCGCTGGTTGTAATCTTGTTACGATAGAATATCTCACCCTTGTTGGCAAGATTGAACACCCAGCCGTCAACCCAAGCGTGGGTCATTCGCTTCCAGTCGCCAGTGAGTTGGTACATTGCTATAGCAGCGTTAGTTGTGACGCCCGTAGTGTCATAGATGCCACCTGTGAGATTGCCCATCTGCTTGAGCGCATCACGGAGCCAGCCATAGACGGTGATCGCTGGGAACACCGCACCGTCTGTGTCTGGTAGGTAGGCACGGTTGATGTTGGGGACGATGCCAGAGGTGCCGGGGGTTGTGAGTTTGTAGGGGAGCGAGGTGATGTCGGTAAATTGGTTCTCAGCACCTTGTGAGGCGCCAAAGTAGACGCGGAGGGTTGCGGTGCCCAGCGGAAGGATGTTGCCGGGAAGCGTAATGTTGATGGCGTTGTTGGCACCGCTGAGTATCACGCTGGTCTCAGCCGTGCAGCTCGATTCCCCCCAGGGGGTTGTGACAGAGAAGCGGAGGTAGTAAGTGGCTGCGGGGAGAGAGCCACCTGTGGTTGGGGTCAGTGTTGGGGCTGGAGGCACAGGCACCACCCCAGGCATATCAGGGATGATGGAGCGAGCTGCAATGATGACATCGCCTACCAGTACCGGCATCCCAGCCTCCTAACACGCCATACCCTCAGTTATGGCAGCTACATCAAAGGCTGTATGAGGACAGGTTGCACCGTAACGCTTCACTGCATTGCAGTTCCAACAGAGGATTTGGAACTCATCTTTAGGGAAGTTCTGCGCTACTATATCTACAAGCATCTGATAGCCATTGCCAACAGCACGTACATGCGCGTTTCCTCCTCCATTGATGTGGTCAATTGTCAAGAATTCCTCCTGTGTGTCTCCGCAGCATGTACAGCGTCTACCGTAAGCATCTAACACCAACTCACGGAGACGCTGTCGGCTGGATACACTTACTGTGTATACACCGCGATTAACACGCTTGCTGTAGTTAATTCTGTTGTATGTATTAATACACGCTTTGCACCAAGGCCGAATTCCGTAAACCCGTCGCCGTTTATCGGCGTGAAACTCTGTCTCCGGTAAATCTGCTTTGCACTTGGTGCAAATCATGCTAAGTCCTTTAACGTCAAAGGTTCCCGCCCACCTCGACATCATGGGAGCAGTTGGCAGTAGCCGTGGTCACAACAACCGTGAAGCTGGTCAGCGTTAGGTCAGTGATGAACTCAAGCACCTCATCGATGCCGGTACCAGCGGCTGATGCATTGGTCTCACCACCGTAGAGCTGGATGGTGGTGGTACCGTCAGTCGCTGTGATGTTGGTGACCTTCGAAGTTGAAGCTGCACCGATGGTTGCATTCTTGATGCGAATGAAGCCATTCGACAAGCCCTGTGACAGCGGGATGAGGGTAGCGCTGGCAGTAGAGTTCGTGGCAAGCGTGATGGTTGTAGCGCCGGTGTTGGTAGTGACATTTGTGGTGCGCCCGTAAGCGGTGCAGTGGCCTGTGCCTGGGAACCAGCTACGGATTGACTTTACGAAAGACATTGTAACCTCCTTTGCTGCTCCTCAGGCTTACGAAAGCGTCGTATACTTCACGTTCATGCGCGGCGACGGGCACACAAGCTGCCATGTGAGGTAGCAGGTACTCGATATCACGCGCTGGTTGGACGGCTTGATGAACGGATCAACCACGAAGTAGTCCGACTCGTGGAACACCGGGAAGATGTAGTTGCTGTTCAGCAAGTAACCAACTGATGCAGGACAGAAACGGTCAGGCAGTACAGTCGCGTTGTTCCAGACGAAGTGGTAGCGGAAGCCAACCTGGAGAGCTTCCTTGTCCTGGATGGTGTCCATGAAGCGGATAAGCTGAGTGAAGTTGGTTTTGAAGTTGGCGAAGCGCGTCTGGTCGAGGATGAGGGTGTCGGGCTCGTCGTAGCCGAACACTGCTGCTTGGTAGCCAACCTCGCCGTTGGTTGCAGAGAGAGCTGCGCCGATGGCGACGTTGGACTGAGGCAGCCACCAGGAGTTTGCGGCCACGCTGCGGTCGATGCCTGCGATGGTGTTGGAGGTTGAGCCAACCCAAGCATCGATGTCGTCGATGTCGATGGTAGTGTTCTGTGGGGCGGTATGCCACAGCGCCCGGCACAGCTTCATCATGAAGCTGCCAGCCATGATGGTGTACTTGGTCTTGATCAGATCAAGCGCCCCTGCACCGCCTCGGTTGAGGATGACATCGGTGATAGGGAGGGTGATTGATTGGCGATAGAAGCGCCACTGCGACTCAGCAGGCGCAACGCTGTCGATTACAGAGGTGTCGAGAATCTGGTCGCCCTGATAAGCGCCGCCTGTGGTTTCTTCCTGAGTGAGAACCGGGTAGACCAAGCTGCCGCCGCTGAACTTCTTGCCGCGGCGGGTGAGCGCCCAGAAGGTAGGGCTTGGTATAAGTACAGTATCGCCCAAAACCGGCATCACATATTTTTGTGTAACCGCGTTGGCCGTGTTGAGGAGGACAGTCGGCGGTGATGCCAACCCGGTTCCCTGTGCTCCCGCTGCTGAGACTGCTGGCATATAAGCCTCCTGTTGTTGCTATATGCTACTGGAGCGACCCAGTAGCCATGTTAATCTGCTTCCACAAATCCTTGTCGGATGCAGCCTTGCCGAAGGCGTCGCCAATGTTGATTGGTGGCTTCATGCCCTCAGGGAGAGCTGGTAGCCCACTTGACGGCCTGGGCAGCATTGCACCTTCCCGCGCTTCAAGCGTAGCAGCATCGCGACCCCGCTGCTCAGCCGCAGCTATGTCGTAAGTGTGGCGGGCGTCGGCAGTGAGGCGGTTGTAGGCTTCGCGCAAGTCAGGGAGGTTGTTGCGGTCATACACCTGACGCTCAACAGCGAACTTGTAGAGCGAGTCGAGGGTGAGATCTTTGGGGCGCACCGGATCGTCGGTGGGGATGGCTGAGAAGTCCATGCGGGCCTTGTCGCCCATGTAGGTTGTGCCCATCTGTGCGATGGACTTGACCACCTGATCCAGCTTTGAAGTGACGGCTTCCAAGGCTGCTTTGTTCTGTGCCTCGATCCCGCGCATGTGGGTGACTACCGGGCGGAACACTTCGTCAGCTTCGTAGCGCGCAAGGGGGTCGGTGGAGGCGGCAGGGGGAGGTTGCGCACCTGCCAGTCTGGCCTTTTCGGCTTCGAGAGCCAAGTAGGTTTGTGCTACCTGCTCGCCTGCCTTTTCCAACTTCAGGCGGTCGGCTGCGAGGGCATCCTGCTGGAGCTTCAGCTCAGCCTGCAGCGCACCACCAGCGCTGGCATCGTACTGGCGAAGGTCGCCAAGGGATACGGTAGCATCGCCAAGCTGGAGCTGGATGGTGTCGGGGTACTTAGTAGTGTCGGCAAAGAGCTTCTTGAAGTCTACAGCCATTACATTATGCCTCCTGGCATGAACGGTGAGCCGCCGCTGGGGCCACCAGGGCTCATCCCTGCCATCCCACCCTGCTGCTCAGCTTGTGGGGGCTGTGCGGCTGTCATGCCTACAGGTGTGGATTGAACAGATTGCTGTGTGCTGAGGGCTTGCTCAGCTTCCTTGATAGCACCGTCAAGCGCTTTCCACAGATTGGTCATGTGCTTGCTGACACCAGGAAGGGTGAACGCTACCTGTGGGATAAGCTGCACAACCTCCTGCTTCATCTGTGTGAACTTACGCAGGACAGCCCCAGGGTCAGCACCTTGCAGCTCATTGAGGCGGCTGCTGAGAGCTTGTTCGGCCATCTCAGGAGCTGCGCCGCCGGCACCGCCCTGCGTGGAAGGGCCAGCACCTCGCTTTGAGAGCGAGTCGATCACGTTACGCGCCATAGCTGCGAGTGCTGGATTTCCTGGTGTCACTGCTGCTCCCTGCTCCTAACGCTTGCTGCCGCCCTTGAGCGAGCCGATGCTGCCGCCGGTAGAGGCGGGCGGGACGACACCAAGCGGGTCAGGGGGCATGGTGTTGCCGAAGTTGTTGACATCCGGCATCTGGTCAGGGCCAGGCTTCTGCGCGTTCATAGGGCTGAGAAACTCTTCCGGGTATGCTTTCTTCTTGAGAGCCATTAGGTGCTCCTTTGAGCGAAGGTTAGGAGGGTAGCCACTTCGCAGTAGCTACCCTCGGGGGTGACTACTTGCGGCGACCGTGACGCTTTTTGCCGCGCTTCGCCTTCAGCTCACTTTCGTTGATGGGCAGCATTGCATTACCTCCTCTCTTTGGAGTTCACCTGCCTGTGGCAAGGTGCGAATCAGCAGCAGCCGGGAGCTGAGGCCGACGGTAGTCACCGTAGGTATCAACTAGCGACATGCCCTGACGAGCTAGAAAAGCGTTGCGAGAGGCCGTGTCGTGGAAGCCAAGGAAATCAGCTTCGTGGACATCAAAGGGAACGCAAGGAACGCCATCGATGGCAACTTGACAGCGACGGTACTCGCCTGTTTTGGTGCCGCGCTCTATGATCTCGACGTTGTGGCCTCTGTAGCGCATTGCTGCACTAATAGACTACGCGGAGGAGCAAAACGTCAAGCAGTAGTGACCACAATGCTAAATCGTTGTAGGGACGCGAACCCACCAGCGACGGTGGGTGTCCAGGTAGCTAGGGATGCCAAAGTCAGCTAACATGCCGCTTATCACCCACCTACGGACGGTGCGTGGAGGGCGTCCCAAGCGGCGTGCTAGCTCAGGCAGGCTATCCCAACCTAGCGGGTCAAGCGCTGTGGGAGGGAGCTGGCTGGGGCGTGACGGCTCCGTACAGGGCTGCATGTCTACCTCCGCTTCAGCTTGGAGAGAGCCTCCAGCGCCTTCTCAGCTTCGATCCGGTTAGCTATCTCGTCTGCGCCTGGGATGTCAAGCATACCCAGTGCGGAGCGGGTGTCCATCACCTGCAGCTTGCGTAGCTCAGGAACCATCTTGCGTAGTGCTGAGGCGCTGATGGGGCGGATAGATGCGGGGTCAAGGAACACCTCGTAGTCACGCATCTTATCTGGTTCGATGCTCTTCCAGTCTGTAAGCTTGAGGCCGTTTTCGAAGGAGGGGTAGCGGCCCTTGAGTTGATACTTAGCCATAGTGTAGAAAGCTAGCTCTGAGATACGCTGGACGCCGGTGGCAAGCAGCTTGGCGCGGAGGCGGGTGATGGCCTGAGACTGCATCACGCTGCTGTCGAATAGGTCTGTGCCTACGTTACCGCTGCCGGTTTTGCCCTCGCGGCTAGGTGGGAAGCCTTGGAGTTCCTTCTGGAGTGCAAGCAGGAACTGTGGGAAGTTGAGGGCTTGGGCGGGGAAGGGTGGCGGGGCTACCTGTACTGGCGGCTTACCATTACCGTCGATCATCACGATCTCACCCGGAAGGCCACTGAAGTTCTCGCGCGTGAGACCACTATTGCCGTCAAGCACCCACACACTGTTGTTGGTACGCACGAAGTTTTCGAACACCTGACGCAGCATACGAGAGGCTAGGTCTTGAAGTTCGTAGGTGTAGCGAGAGGGAGGGGGGCACCAGAATGAGGTGAGAGCGGGAAGTGAGAGGATGCGGGCTATGGGGAACTGTGCCATAGGGTAGGGGTTGTCGCCATCGAACAGAACAACCCCGTCGCAATCGACGATGTAGCGCCCGTTGGGGAATAGCAGCTCGAACTTTGCAGGGATCACGCGGTCGGTGGGGGTGCTGCTGCCTGCTGCGTCCTTGACGATTTCTCTTACGTTACTGTCGTAAATGAAGGTGTAACGTACTGTGCGGCGACCATCAGCAGGGCCAAGGGTGCGTTCGGCAGGCTGGTTGCCCACCGCACTCATCGGGCCTGGAGGCATACGAAGATTGCCGCTTGAGCCCCACTGATGTTCGCTGCCGCCCATGCCGCTGGAGGGTGTGGCTTGGCCGATGCCGGTGGGGTAGGCGCGCGGGAAGCGGCGGCGGATTTCGTCAGGCCACAGCCTCTCTTCGATCTGGAAGTAGTACCAGTCGGTCTCGCTGGTAGAGGCAGGGTCAGGATAGCAGGTTGATGGGTCACGCCAGCGTAGGTAAGTTTCGCCGCTACCGCGCCGGGCAAGGGGATCGTAGCCAACCTGGATGAAGCCGGTGCCGCCGAGCAGTGACCACAAGGAGGCGTAGAGGATTTGGAGTGAAAACTGGCCGCGGTGCCACTGGCCGTTAAAGGCTGCTTCGCGCTCGTGGTCTTGTTTGCCATCAGGGCCGGTGATGTAAATCTTGGGGTCGCTGTCAGCAAGGTCGCTGGCTTCCATCAGCATCAACGATTGGAATTGTGGGATGTTGACATAAGGACGGAAGGTGGGGGCAGCGACTGCAGGTGGAGTGAGGTTGTACACATCGCGAACGCCAGAGAAGAAGTTAGCACCGAGGTAGTTATCGCGATGGTTACGTGACAGCTCTTGGAGGGTGTCCAGCTCGCGGATGAGAAGTGACTCGTTGCTGATCGTTGCAGCTTTGGTTGCCATGTTACATTACCTGCTGAGTGGGACTGTCGATAGCAGTGCCAGGGCTGTCACCTTGGAGGAAGTCGCTTACGATGTCGAGTGCTGAGCGTCCTGCTCCGGTTTCCTCAGGGTTCTCTTTAAGGAACTTCTCTATGTCCATACTCATCCCTACGATGTCCTTAGGTGAGAGGTAGTCTGGTGAGAGAATAGCACAGTTCTGCATCACCGCAAGCTGGAGCTGCTTGAAGGCGACGTGGCGCGAGCGAGAGCGGTTTGCGACGAACTCTGCCCCGATCTTGGCCCACGTTGCTGCTGCGACTGCCGAGGGGCTCAGCTTGGGGGGTGCAGGGGCTGCGTTACCGGAAGTGGCTGGCCCCGCATCACGCGGGCTTGGTCGGCTGAGGCTGCTGCTCTGGTCATTGCTGCTTCGCGCCGCGCCATCTCCGCGTCGTCCAGGGTCGAGACCGGGGATGACAGGGGCGGGTCGAGCAGAGTTTCCAGCCGGGAGGGGAGCGTTGGGTTGCGGCGCTCGTTTTGAGGTAGACATTGTGCGCTCCTTTCTGCGACAGTAGCCTCGTTGAGCACAAACATGCGGGTGTCAGGCGGGGCATAGCGGATGGTGAGGCTGTCGCCATCAATAGCTTGGACGATCATCTCGCCTGTTTGGATTCGCTCCAGGTCACGTATGGGGATAGTGATCTCGCCTTGCTGCTTTGTGAGGTAGGCGAGGATGGCACAGAGCTGACGGCTGGCTGATTGGCGAATCCATTGCTGACGGAAGGCATCACTCATTGGGTGGCTCCTGTGGCAGCATCATACACCCTCCAGGGGATTGATGCGGCCTGCTTCTGTGGCAATAATCTGCTTACGGATTTTGTAGTAGTGGTCGGCTAGAGCAAAGGCGGTGCCATCGATGATGGCTGGGCCTGTGGTATAGCCGAGGTTGCGAGGCTGATGTTGCTCTACGTCATCTGGCGCAACTCCTCCTGCGATAGTGCCGCCTGTTGCCCACGATGGCCCCCACTGCTCGCGAGCGATCCAGCCTACAAGGGTGCTGATGAGTATGTCATCGTGGCCTCGGATGACTTCCCACCTGAAGCCTTCTTTGCGCTGTGCGTTCTCCATTTGGGTGAGAAGCGCCCTGTCGTACACCTTGATGATGCCTTGGCGGATACCAGCACGGAAGGCATCAAAGATCATCTGGCGGGTACGCTCGGTAGTTTCCCAGCCGATGACCTGTCGTTTGTAGATACGGTTCTGGTCAGGGGTGCGGTCATCGCGGGAGCCACGCCAGCGGTAGAGGTTACTGTAGTTGAAGGGGGTGTCGCGTAGTACCTTCTGTGCCCACACACCTAGGTTGCCAGTAAGTTCGATGCTGATCATAGCTTTGTTGTAGAAGTGACCAGCGGCATAGAGTTTGTGGGCTAGTATCTCAGGGTTGTCACGCTTAGCATAACGCGCTACCTGCTCGTTGGTGTTGGCGTCCCACACAGCAGCGGCTGCGAAGTCGCCTTCGCTTACAGGTTCAATGTCGCCAGGCTCAAGCTGAAGGCCACGTGCTGCGTCTGCGCCGATGAAGTATTTGTGCCCGGGTACAGGCATCTTCCATATACACCAGTCGCCTGTGCCGTGCTCACGGAAGGTTGCGATGCCACCTGGGGGGCAGTGGATGTCACCTACCGCGATAGGGTCGCATACCAGCTTGCGAACATACTCCAGCTCCTCTGGTTCGAAGCTGGGATCGCCGGTGGCTACGAAGGCTTCTTCAGCACTGGTTGGGTATTCTTGCTGCATAATCTGCAGCACGCCCTTACACTCGGTTTCGAGTGTGGCACGCCACCATGCGAGTTGAGCCTTGCTGATGTGAAAGTCCTTCATCAGCCATTCTTCGTAATCGTCGGCAGGAGCGTCAGCAGCGGCTTCTTCAGGACGGATGTAAGTAGGGTCAGCGTGCCAAGGAATGAACACAGGTTCGTAGTCGTTGCGGCCTTCGCAGGCTTTCTGCCAGTAATCGTAGAAAGCTGCACCTGGGCCGACGCGACCATTAGCGGTGCTTTCGATGACTACAATCGTGTTGGGATCGTAAGCGACAGTGGGGAGTAGGGATGTGAAGGGCTGGATGCCTGGGAAGTAAGCTGCCTCGCTGAGATGAAGGAAGGTGAAGGACAGCGCCCGACCGCCTGCACCACTGACCGCACCGGCAGTAGCAAGCGACATTATGCTGTCGCCCGTTGGGCGTGGAACAGTTACTTCGTGCTTGGTGTGGTAGATGCCGCATAGATCAGTGAGGGGCTGCCGCCGGGGGAGAGCGCGGTCTACGAGGTTGGAAGGGACTTCAAACAACCCCTTACTGCTTTTGAACAAGTGAGCGACAATCAGACCTAGCGCGGCTTCTTCGCTGATGCAGTGCATCAACCCTATACCTTCTGTCCAGCTACTGCCCCCCACCCGGCGGGCCTTCAGGATGATGATGCGGATAGGCTTCCCTGCACGCTGTTGCTTGATGGCTGCAGCTTGCATTTGCTGTTGGGCGTATTTGAGACGGAAAGGGATCAGGCGGCGAGTGAGGCGGTCACGGATAGGTAGCCTAGCCAGCAGCGTCTCAGCTCGCTCGAAGTTAAGCACGCGGCGATACCGCGTGGGGGGGCCGGGGAGGAAGCTCTTTACATGTAAAGCAGGGTACCCCTATCCGCTTGCTACTGTTGGAGCACTTGGCAGTCTCAGGATGAACGGCCTCGTTTGGCAGACGCCAGTCATGGAAGTAAGCCATACCGCATTCCCAACAGATCGGGAGCCCGAGGTGGACGCGCACGCTCATTGTGTTCTCCGCTGACGTGCCAGCTCCTCAGCTTGTACGGCTGCAGGTAGCTCTGGCTTTGGCCGTCCGGTAGGGCCAAGCTCGCTGGGGGGAGGGTAGTCACCTGGGTGATGTTGGTAGCGGCTGATGCAGAGTTGGCCGCAGAGGAAGATGGCCTCCAGCAAGCCGGTACGCTCGCTGCGGACTGTACGTTGCTGTGCCCAGCGACCATTCTCAATCTGCTTACCACAGACGTGACAGGGGACGGTAGCAGCAGTGCGGGTGGAGAAGCGTTGCTGCAACATCCGGCCACCCAGCTCTATCTCACGGCGCAGATGTGCGAGGTGGTCACAGGCTTGGTCGAGCGGCGCACCTTCCCAGTCAAACTGAGACGCGGCTTCGCGATCCCAGCGGGCGCGCGCAGCAGCGGAAGCGCGAGCGATGTGGGGGGAGGGAGAGGGAGGTGCGGGTGCCGGGGAGGTAGTTGCCGCCGGGGCAGCAGCCGGAGCTGTCTGCTTGGTGTTAAGCAGCTCACCACGTGCTAGCTTGGCCTTTTTGCAGCAGGATGGGCAGCGGCAGGTAGGGATGTGCGTGGGGTTGTAGGGGTTGGCGGGCGCAGCGGGCGCGGCAGCTTCAGGCTCTGGCACCGTCGCGGTCACTGGAGCTGTGCTGATGTCTGCTTCGTCTGGCATGTGTGTCACCTCGGTTTGGAGAAGCTGTAGCCACGGCGCGGTT